TGCATTGAGTGGGTTGTACATTTCAAACGTCCCAATCGTGCCACGCAAACTCACAAAGAACGCTTGCCATTGTCTAGCTTGTGCATGGGTCAATGGAGGCAAAGTAACAGTCGCTTCCCATCGTGTACCACTGTTCTCATAGCTTTGTGACGCATAAGTAAATGGCGATACAACAGTGGCTACCTTTCTTTGTAGCCTCAAATCAAATGCTTGGAAGTCATGATTTGGAAGTGTTAGTGGATAACTGATTGCCATTAGATACCTGCCAAACCTCTACTGTATGATCCGCCACGCTGTCTCGCTTCTAGCACAGCACCTTTGGTTGCTTCTGTAATCTGAGGCATTAGGTTAGCAATCTCTGCTCTGACTGTCTGCGATACGCCTGTTGAGATGTTTAGTGTGACACTGACAGCACCGCCCATGCCTTGACCTTTAGTGTGATCAATCACTGTTTCGTTCGGGTGTAGGATTGCAGGGAATCCACCTTTGCCATCAATACCACCTGCTCTAGCACCTAGTCCTGTAAAGCCACCACCGTTTCCGCTAGGAACAGCCGTTGTTCCTGTGCTTGCAGGTGCAAATGCTGAACCAATAGCCGTAAACAAAGGCTGTGTTATTTGTTGTCGAATAAACATCTTGGCCATATCAGCAAGGATTGATCGAGCCATATTTTTGAAAGCATCTTTCGCTGAGTTAGCCCCAACAACAATATCTGCCAAGGTATTCGTTGTTGAATCTAATGCTCTCTTAACACCTTGATCTAAAGCATCTTGCAAAGTCGTTGCTTGTTGGCTTGCTTTATTAAAAGCCAAACCAAGTTGTTCAAGTAATGAAATTTCATTTGGCAGATTTCCGCCTTGAGATTTTACTGCCTCTGTTGCTTTGCCTATGCTTTCTGCTAAATTATCAACTGTTTTAGCCGCATCTCTCGCACCATCTGTTAAAAGACCAAGATTAACGTATGCAAACTCTGTCTGACCTCTAAAACGCTGAATCGCATTAGCCGCATCAACCAAGATATTTATAAACCCTTGCACACCTTCTATGAAATCAGCAAATGCTCTTAATGTGTTTGCTAACGATTGCAACAGCCCTTTCGCTAAAGATTGTGCAAATAATTTGATATTTTCATTCGCATCTTTAATGCTGACTACAACAGTATCTTTCAAAGAGGTTGCAAATTCTTCAATAGCAGGTGCAAGTGCCGCTACAACTTGGTCAGTGATTCCTTTAAATAAGGATGCGAGTTTAGTTAAAGCATCATTCGCATCTTCAACGCCTTTTGCGGCTGAAGCTGACATAACAACACCCAAAGTTTCGGCTTCTTGGAACATGGCTTGTAGCCCGTCACGGCCTTCTTTGAGCGTATTGATGAAAGCCAAACCTTCAGAATCAAAGAGTTTGAAACCTAACCTGACTTCATCATTTGCGTTTTTGACGTTTCCAAAAGCATCGGCTAAGGCAAACATCTGCTCTTGTAACGGAAGCTTGCTCAATTGCGCCGCATCAATGTTCAATTCGCGCAAAGCACCTTTAGCTTCACCTGTGCCTTGTGCGGCTTCAGCAAGTCGTCTAGTGAATCGCTGTACAGCCATGTCAGTGGTCTGTATTCCGACCCCTGATAGCTCTGCCGCATAACGTAGTGCGCTTAAACTTTCAGTTGTGACACCTAGCTTTTGTGCTGTTTTAGAAAGAGCATCAGTTGCTTGTAGTGAGTTGCGAACCAACAGGCCAATACCTGCCGCACCAACAACTCCGACTAATGCTGTTTTAAGAGAAAAGACAGCAGAGGTGACGGCTCCAACCCCTGCACTGATGCCTCTGAAAGCTGATTTAGTTTTATCAAATGCGGTAATTACAATGTTAAGTTTTTGATTTGCCATCGTTTACCACCTTGAAATAAGCCATCCATTCGTACAATTCGGAAAGCGGCATTTGCTCGATCTCACCGATAGTTTTACCAAGACGATCCGCTAGTGAAATTAAATTCATTCTTAACGAATCGTTTCTCAGTTTTTTTCGTAGTCCTCCACGCTTTCTACCGTGTTGAACATTTGTTGACCGATATCTGATATGACATTGAGATCAACTTTCATTAGTGCAGGGCGGTCATCTAATCCAAACAGTTTCTCACCTTGTGAGTTTTCTGCTTTACGAATGATCAGTTCTACCATCGCACCTAACGATGGATTGGAAATAAAGTCTTTGTGTTTCTTCTGAAGCACATCAACATCCAACCCATTGATCGGTGTACACCAAATTTCGGTGACACCTTTCTCATGCCATTCCTCTGGTACTTCAATTCGTTTTCTCTTTTGCTGATATAACTCAGCAAGCTCCATTCCAAGACCCATGAATTATCTCCAGTTAGCTTGTAGTAGTTGTCAAATCACCATCACCTGAACCTGCAAACGTAAACTCAGTCATGCCGTCAAAAGACGCTGTGATGTCTGCTTGCGTACAAATGACTGTACCAGAAAACTTATAAACAGTACCGTCACCTTCTGGCAAGATTTCAAAGTCTACCTTATCGCCTACGATAATTGCGTCTTGCTGTGCGGCATTGGTGTCGTCCCAGTACATATCAACGCTAATTGAATAAGCCTTCAGTCCTGCTACATAAGACCGAAACTGTGTGGTATCTGACCCACTCATTGTTGTAGTTTCAATCGTGTCTGCTGTTTGGCTGATTGTATAACTGCGAACATGAGTCAAGGCCGCAACCGACCCTCCTGTTGTCACTAATTTAACAACGCCGTTTTGACCAGTGAAAATAGCCATCTTCGTTACCTCGCTTGATTGGCTGTAAGTAAATGGCTCACACTGAGCCTCTCGTGAAATTATACATGACTCTGACTGTCACGATAATTGCCCCGACCGGATCGATACTACCTTCATCAACTTCAATGCTAATGATCTGCGTATCTAAGGCATAGCCGCCTCTGGTTCTGTCGTCATCGAGTTTTTCTTCGATGCTTTCAATTAACTCGTTTCTGGCTTTGTCGATATTCTTTGATTGAACGTAGCCAACAATTTCATACTCAAGCTCACCCATGCGATTACCAATAGAACCACCTATACTAGAATCATTTCTAGTCTCATTGGATGTGCGAATCAATAAAGCAGGGAACTGTGCGGCTGAAAGCTTGTTGAAGTCGAACGGCTCCCTAGTAACCTTCTTGGCTTTGACAGGTGTCGTCATTGCCTCTAGGGTCGTTACGATATTTTCTGCAATGCTTTCTCTAGCACTCATTTGAATACCTCGCGGCTAAATACATTGCGTAGCACTTTTTGGTCTTTTCTGTTTAAACCAAAGAAAGGTCTTTTGACTTGGTTGTATGCCGCTTTTTCAGCATTAGAAATTTTGGCTTCACCTTTACCTGCAAAGAATATTCTTACCTTCCCGTTTTGCGGTCTAGTGTTGGTCATTGACCTAAGCATATCGTTAGTTAATTGCAGGTTAACACCACGGTAGTTCACGCCTTGTGCTTTGCGTTTGAATGTTTCGTATTCTGGAGTGTAGCGTGCAAACGAACTTCCATTGATTTCTTTGCCATCATCAGTTCTTTCTTCAATGCGTTTAGTGGCAACCTGAGCAACAACATCTAAAGCCCGGTTGATATTGCCTCTGAACCGATTCTGAAATAATCCAAGACTCGCTAGAAAACTACGATTGTTGATTCTGACTGTTGCTGTCATCGGATCAAACGTCCAGTGAATGTCAGGTCTTTCTCTGTATCTTGGATGATGCCATCTTCATTGAAATCATATTCAACACCGTCAGCCAAAACAGACTCTAACTCTCGACCGTACAAGTCACGATAGAAGTCAATCATCAGTCTGAACCTGTCACCATCAACCCAGTTGGTTAGTTGCGGCAAAGCATACTTCCACAAAACCAGATAAGCGTTAGTCCGTGTCCATTGTGTGTCGGTCAAAAGACTGTCATTCATTTCGCCTTTGAAGCCAGTGCGAGGCCACCAACGTCTGCGAACCTCACGCTTAATATCTTCTTCTGCTTTGGCGTGTTCGTCAGCAAATGAATCAATGCCTAGATCAAGGATGTCAGGAACGATTGTCTGTAAATCTGAATCTTTAGAAAATGCCATTACCGTTTCCTCTTACGCATCCGATCAACTTGCGATTTAGTATACAACCTGCGCGAACTTGATGTATGCGTTGCACCTGAGTGGATTTGACCGTTTGGCATCCGATGCGTCTTGCCTGTGAAACGTCTACCTGTTCTTGTGTAGTACATTACCACTTCACCTTATCTGCCCAGTACGCACCTGAGAAAACGCCTTTAGCGATGTTCTTAGCATGACGCGCTTTGAACGATCTACGCTTTGCTTTGGCCGCTTGGCTTTCACCTTTTCTTGGTGGCGCAGTCTTAGCACCTTGCTGACCAAATCGAATAAGACGCACCTTGTCGCCTTTCTTCGCTAATACCGCATGGCTTTTTGTTCTGTGGCTTGGTGTCCTTTTGGGTTTGTTGTAACCCGCAAACCTTTGACCACGATAGGTAACTGCCATGAAACCTCCTAGTAGAGAAAACCCCGCACTAGGCGGGGCATCTCGTCAGACCTTACAGTCCTGCGTCAAAGTACATCTCGACACCGTAAGAATCGTCTAGCTCTGCTACGCCATAGATGGCAGTAGCGTTAAGCTCGAAACCACGGTTAGATGCGTCACGCTCTGGCTCAAGGTTGAAGTCACGCTTCATAGCCATTGCAATCGCTTCTGGTGCAAATACAGCACCCTTAGCATCGCCTGAACCGTCAACAGTGACGTTGGCTGATTCAAAGATGTCGATGCCTGCGATTGTGCCAACATATCCTGAACGCATTGCTTCGTTCTGGAGATCGCCGCCGTTAGGGTTAGCGAATGTGTTGGTCAAGTTAGCCTTTAAAGCATAAGTCTGGAATGGATGGAATACACCAACCAAACGACCCGGTGCTTTGTTAGCGCGGAGTGTTGCCGCCGCTTGGAACAAATAGGCAACTGTCAGTTCAGTAGTAGTCGCACCCAAAGAAGTTGAGAAGCCATCGAACAGTGCGATTGCGTCTGTGTCCATCTTAGTTGCGATAGAGTTACCAAGAACAGTTCCTAGCTCATCAGCAGGGTTACCTGCGCCCATAGCGGCTAAGTCAGTCAAGAACACCTGCGCTCCGACTTCACCAACTGTCACTGAGACAGATGAAGTTGAAACAGTTGTAGATGTCATGTCTGTACCTTCAGTCAGGTCTGCCGCTGAAACAGCAGGATACTTAGGTACTTGGATTGTAACTCCAGGCTGTGCTTCGATGTTGTACACAGTCACAAGGTTACGCATGATTGACTGCTCCTCGGCAGTAAACCGAGCCTGAGCAACGATATTGACGAACAGATCGTCTAAGGTTGAAGTAGTAGATGCGGCCATGGTGCCTCTCCTTTACAGTAAAAATTTACAAACGATTATCGCTTGCCCTTCATTGCGGCAAACGCTTGGCGGCCACCGTTTTCCCAGTTGGCTACCATATCTGCCACAGATAAAGGCTTCTGCGTAGAGCCACCTGCCGCACCCTGCGATCCGACACCACTAGGTGATGCTTTCACGAAATGAGGGTTAGCAGTAAGGAATTCCGAAACTAAGTCATTGACTCCTAACGGAACTCCAGAGTCATTATAACGCACAGTCCCATCTTTATCCAAAATTTCCACAGAACCGTCTTCTGACAGTCTCGTGTTCGATTTCAGTAGGGCTACCACCTGATCAGGACTGACTGCGTTGTTTTGGCTTGCGGCACTCATCAAAGCACCGTCTACCTGTATCTCTTGTAGTTTAGTCTTGTATTGACTTATCTCATTGTCTTTCTTCTCAGCGAGTTGCTGTAAGACCTTCTCGAACTCGCCTTTTTCTTTCTGGCGTTCGATTTCCGCTTGCTCTTTGGCTTGTAGTAACTGCCGTGCTTCATCTAGGTCAACTCCTTCGATTTGCTTTTGGAACTTCTTACGTTCACGGGCTAGTCGTTGTTCGATAATTCCTTCTAGCTCAGTTTGCGTGAATGTCTTTTCAGACGCTTCAGTTGTTGTTTCGGCCTGTTGCTCAACTGGTTGATTTTCCATTGATGCTCCATCGGCCATGATTTCATCGCTCATGTTACGAACCTCTTTTCGAGTTATACACGTTTGGGCTTCCACCCCATTTTTCGCATCGTCCCGTAAACATAGCGAGCGCAACGCTCTTTGCCATATTGACGATCCTTGCAAATCTTTTTGAGTCTACGTTCTAGTGCTTTCGGCATCACTCAGTCTCACTATCAAACACTGGCCGCCAATGATGGCGACAATTGTATCCACCACGGACAACAAACGGATCACCCGGTGCTTTGCCCGCCCAGTCTTGTGTTGACCAAATTTCTCTAATCTCATCTTCAGTAAACTCTTTGTTCACTGTGTCTTCACAAAACTTTCTACTGTCTTGAATTAGCGAACCGAAATACTTCCACTTGGTCGCACCTACACGCTGACCTGCTGAGACATTAAGTGAGGCGTTGTACTGATTTGCGGCATCGGTTGCCATCTGCCTCGCATACCTCCGCATATTACGCCCTGCTCTATCAGCCGCATATATTTGGTGTAACTGCCTAACCGCATCTTCTGCCGCTTCACCGCCTGCGTTCGCAATATCAACCAGTCGTTGTATCTCGACCTGATCCGACTGAATGTAAACACCATTGATCTTTTGTCGGAGTGACTTAATTGACTCTGAGCGTGTGCGACCTGTAAGCGTGTTCTGATATAGCTCATTGGCGAGTTCGTCTGTGAACGTAACTGCGATGTCTTGAAAACCTTGAAACGATATACGCTTGAGATTGACAATGACTTCCTCTGGAACATCTAGCAGTGTGCCGTATTCATCAAACATCGTTGCGAGTGATTCTTGGATGCGGTCATAGTCTCTAACCAAAGCATCTGCTTCACCCAAATAGATGTTCTCAATTGATTCATTGATTGCTGTGCGAGCATTGACAGACCAAGCCAGGTCAAACAGCTTGCCTTCCCTGACAGGTGCATCATCGAGAATCGCTTCAATTTCTAGCTCTAACCTTTGCAGAGAATCAACGATGCGCTGTTCGTGCGTATCAGTGATGCGATCAACGATGCGAGCATGATCGTCTTCAGCCGCCATTTACTGACCTTGCTGTGGCACAATTGGCTCAATCAACTCATCACCACCTACGATATCTTCCAATCCAATCTTCTGGCGAACTTCGTTTGGAGATACAACGCCGCTATCAATGTGGTACTTGTAAATCTGTGTGCGTTCTGAGAAGTCACCGACATTGCGTGTACCTTCATCAATCTCATCATGTGCTTGGTGCAAGGTCTCGTCATCAAGAATCAGGTCAACAATGCGCTTATCAACCTCTTTCAAGAACGTCAGTGATTTGACCCCTGAAGCTCGCGCTTTCTGCAAAAACTCAAGTTCATTTGGATAGTCACGGATATCAAACGAATCAGGGTAATTCACTTCAACGTCTGGCGTAATACCTTGCCAAATTGCAACATAGAACCACATCTGCTCCTCAGCTAACTGAAGCAAGTCAGCCTTCTCAGCCAAGCGAGCATTAAGCAGTTGAAACTCAGTCTGTAACGCGATACCTGAAGCCTTCACAGCATCCGTACCGCGAACTGCTCCTAGGTGCGCCATTCTATTGATCGATTCAGTCTTGCGCTGAATACTGTCCATGACAGCACTTAGGTTTCCACCGTTTGGCTGAAGCAAGAATGGTCTGAGATTAGCATCTAGTTCATCAGGCATATTCACAATGCCACCTGCCCCTGCTGATGCGTCTGTGTCGTATGACTTAACCAATGTTGGATGGTTGCTAATGCGGATCAACTGTTCGATCTCAGATAGCTCTTGATAGATAGCCTTTTGCATCAGAGCAATATCAGCGATGTCAGACTTTCCGATTCCCTTGGTCACAGTTCTCGCGGCAGGCAAATGGACAGCAGGGATCATTCCAATCGGGTTATCTATTGACTCAATCAGTCGCTCTGTTTCATTGTTGACCTCATAAAGCTCAACAGTGTCTTCAGTCCAAATGCGGAAATGTACAACAGACTCAGTGGCAGTTTCACGAATGATTGCTTCACGGACTTTGAGATAGACTAGCTTGTGCCGACCAGATGTCGTCCGTTCCCAACGCCAATCAAAGACGTTCTCAGGTGTGTACAAGTTAAAATACGGGCGGATGCCTTGATCAAGTTCTTCTGCGCGTGTCCCTGCGTTGCTAGCAGGTTTATCGACAATGATCCAAACGTGACCATATACAGACGACCAAATCTGTGCTTCTTTCATAAACGCATCAAGTGACCGACCATCTAAGTCAGCGTCACGCATCATCGGAAGCAAAACTGGCGAACCGTCCATGCTGTTGTACTGGCGTGTTGGTGGATTGCGCCACAAGAAAGATGAATAGATATGAACCACGTTAGCGCAGTGGTTATCAATCGGTGTTAAGTCTAATCGTCTGGCGAACTCGTTTTTATCTTCATTGAGATACTTAACAAGGTACTCACCGTCTTTGTAGTGTTCACCACCTAAGTATGATCGCAGGTGGAATTCCCACTGATCCTGATAGTCGTCATAGTCTGGATGGGTGTAGGTAATTTCTTGCGACACGATTAAGTCCACCTAGTCGGTTGGGGTATGTCATATTGTCTCTTAATAGGATACAGGAAATCAATGAGATAGCCCAAAGCATCATTCATGTGGTCATAGCCTGAGTCTTTGTCTGGCTGATTAGTGCCTTCTTTGTAGGTTTGACGTTCTAGCGATCTGATGACTTGCTTGCATTTCGGGTCTACGAATAAATGTTTTTTGCCATCTGCGCTCATCAGTCTTGCGTTGACTGAGTTGATTCTATCTCTGATGGCTGAGTGTCGCTCTCTGACTTTGACTGTGAATCCTGCGTTTTGCAAGATGCTGAGGTCTGTTCGTCCACCTGCGCTTGTTTTTCTTTGTCTTGCGGCAGGGTCGGGGTAAATGCAAATCTGCTTCTGTGCGTACCTCGTCTTGATCTCATCTACCATTTCATCCGTGTTTGATCCAAATATTACGATCTCATCTATGATCTTGATAATGCCGCCTTCACGCACTGATACAACCGCAGACATCGGGTCGAGGTTGAAGTCCATTCCGATGTGTAGCATTTGGTCGGGTTCAATATGACTTTTAGCCACTGATTCTTCACGACTGAAGTTGTAGTAGATGATTCCTGAGTAGTTGACGAACTGTGCATTGTATTCTTGATTGAATGTTCTTTCATCCAGGTCTCGTTTCGCCGCTTCCACTTCTTCAGCATCAACCTGTCCTCCGTCTAATGTAGTGAACTGAAATGATCGCCAATCGGTTACTTTATCAGTGCCTTGCGTCCATAGGTCGTAAAAGTGGTTCCTGCCTTTTGGTGTGCCAATAAACACAGCAGACCCTCTGCGGTCTGACAAGGAAGGTCGAATGACTTCAGACCAAGTTTCTGGTCGCATATCAGCAAACTCATCGAGTACAACAAAGTCTAAAGCACGACCTCGCAAGTTATCGGCTTTCTCTGCACCCTTTAAACTGATCGTTGAACCATTGATCAAAGTCACGCTTAACGATGATTCATTTGTTTTGCGTATGTATTCTTTTGGCAATGAATGAAGAAGCATATCCCATGCGATCTCTTTAGCGGCCTTGTAAGTAGGTGCGACATACCAGACGTTTCGATCTTTGCCTTGTATCGCTTGAATGATCAGTTCAGTAGTTGATAAAAACGTCTTACCAAACCGCCTACCTGCAACGACAACACGAAACCGATCTTTGCTATGAAATATTTTGCTCTGAGGTTTAGTCAGGTGCATAAGTGTTGACTACGAATGACGGTATGTCTTGACTAGCTTGATTATCCTCACGCCACCCAGCCTGTGTTTTAAGATAAAAAATGGTAGCCGCCGTGTTTCCTTTTCTTGCTTGTGATATCAAATTTGACCCAACAGATGCGATGGCTTTACCTCTACCTTTTTGATATGCCTCAAAAACTTCTGGCTGACGTTCTTCAATGGCTCGAAAAGTGTTCTCCGATATAGCAAAATAATCAGCCATCTGTGCCTTAGACAATACAGCGGCTAATGCTTCAACCTGAGCGATCTGCGATTGATCGAACTCAACTATCGGCCTTCCGCCACCTTCGCCTTGTCTGCCGTTCTTAGCCATTAGACACCTCTTTGAATGTCTGACCTGTTGATTCCAGTGTTGCTTCTTTGCCTGTGAAATCCTGCCAACGCTTTACGATTACATCGCAGTACTTAGGGTCTAGTTCCATACCAAGGCAAGATCGACCAGACTTTTCACAAGCTATCAGTGTCGTTCCAGAACCACAAAAAGGCTCATAGACAGCTTGGCCAACGCTACTGTTGTTTAATATTGGGCGCAACATAACCTCAACAGGCTTTTGCGTTCCGTGATTTGTTTGTTTATCTTCACCTTTTCTGTCTTTACCAATTCTCCATAAACTATCTTGATCTCTTGCGCCTTGCCAACAAGCATCTCCACGAACAGCATACCAACAGGGCTCATGCATTTGATGATAATGACCCCTACTCAAAATATGACCAGTTTTTGCCCAAATTATTTGACCGCGTATATCGAAACCATTTTTTATTAAGCTATCAGCAACAATGTGGCCTTTTTTATCAGCATGCCAAACATAGGCCACTGAGCCACGGAATAAAGCCCAAGCATCAGTCCAATCAGCGTTATCATCATTAAGAACTGTTCCTGTAACACTGTTTTTTATACCTGCTCTTTTAGCCCCGTCAGCAGGGTCATAATTTACACCATATGGCGGATCAGTAACCATCAAGTGAGGCATTACGCCATCGATCAGCTTCTCAACCGCATCAATACTTGTGCTATCGCCGCACATCACACGATGGTTACCGCAAATCCAAATATCACCTTCTTTGGTTACAGGCTCATCAGGCACTTCAGGAACATCATCTTCGTCTGTTAGACCTTCCACCTGCTCTGGCTCAAGTAACTTAGCAAGCTCATCAGGATCAAAGCCTGTTAGCTCTAGGTCAAAGTCTAGCTCCTTGAGGCGTTCCAACTCTGCTTGTAGTGCTTGATCATCCCAACCTGCGTTCAATGCTAGTTTGTTGTCCGCTATAACGTACGCTTTGCGCTGTGCTTCTGTCAGACCTTCTAAAGTAATGGTAGGTACTTGCTCAAGTTTTAGCTTTTGAGCCGCCATCAATCGACCATGCCCTGCAATGATGCTTTGATGCTCGTCTATCAAAATTGGGTTTGTAAAACCAAATTCCTGAATACTTGCGGCAACTTGTGCGATCTGGCTTTCAGAATGAGTTCTGGAATTGTTGGAATACGGTATGAGGTCGTCAGTGTTGACGTAATTAACAACTAGCTGTGACATTGCTTCACCTGATTAACCTGTCAGTCAGTAGAGGCAATTATATCACGAAAGTTTGCGATACACCTTTCCAACAATCTGGCAGTAATGTCCTCGCTTGTGCCTCGGGTCTATTAAAAGAAAACCTTTCCGAGTTCGCCCAATCAGTACATGGGGTCTATTGTTACCTCTCAGCCAATTTTTTGCTTTGCTCAGTGCTTTGTTTGCGTCATCAATAAATGTTCCGATCATTTTGTGATTTTCAATTTTTAAGCATAAACATTTTGTGACTAACTCGATCTAGCTGATCATCTTGATATTGATTGAACCAAGCATTGAATCGCTCTTTTTCTAGTTCGCCATAAGTGTCCAGGTCTCTTGTGGGGCCACAAAAGCGGCAGACCTCATCACCTTTGTTAAGATGCTCCCTTAACACGTTCTCGCCACAGTTAGGACAAGTAGGGTACTTAGGCATCGTCATCGTAGTACCCCTTTGGAATGATCCACTCAGGTAAGTGATCAGCAAGTAAAGCAAGAATTGCATTGAAGCCAAAGAACAAAGTAGCTATCAGTGCCAGAATGAAAAGTGCTGTGTAGTCCATGATTAACTCCTAGAGGGCGGCTTATGCCGCCTTCTTCAAAGTACAAAGATGTGGCCCGAAAAGTGTGCCGTCATCAAACTTAACTGAGTAGCCCCACTTTCCATCAATTGAATATTGAACCCGATCACAGATTTTTACTAAACGCTCTTGATACTCAGAACCTTTGTCAGTCTGAAACTCAGCACAATAAAATGCTGTGTCGCCTACGTTGAATTCTGGCTTTATGTGACTAAACTTACTCATCGATTCATGCTCCATTAGTTATTGATTCGATATGTTTAGTTTAATGATTTCTCATAAAGAGTCAACACTTTTTATACTTTTTTTCAAACTCATTTATGCGTTCAATCTTTTTTGTTGTTGGATCAATAAACAATCCCAACGCACTCAAAATTTCTCGATACCTCTGGTCAGACAATACAAGTTGGTGTCTTTCATCTGGATTCATAGCATTGAGCCAAGGTTCAATCTGCTCTACCTTTCGAATCCCCTTATCATGCAATATCATCGCGCTTCCAAAACTGAGTCCTTTCAATTTGTCTTTATCTGTAAGCTCGTAATTCCTTCTTGCGCGTCTTATAGGTTCTGCTTGACAAATATCTCGAATTCTTCCTGCTGTAATTCCGTACTCTTTTCCTAAATCCTTGAAGGTACGACCTTCTTGACGCTTGTCATAGATTTCAGAGTTTCTTTTAGCAAAAGCATCTTTTTTTTCCTGATGCCGTTTGGCTCTTTCTATCGCCTCTTTGGTTTTACTGCCATCGTCATACTTCTGAAACTCATTCAATCTAAAATGAGATTCACAACATGGACAAATATATTTAATCATTTCTACGCTCCATTTTTAGGCAATAGTTGTCATTTAGAGGACTATTAGGTAACCCACTAACGCCTACTCTATTTCCCAACATACCAAGTCATCAGCAATCATTTCTAAGGCGGCAATCCTTCAGGCTGATAAAACCTGCCCACTGTTTCCAGTTACCTTGAACGCTGTTTATTCCCGTCCTCAAAGGTTAGGTATGTCTTACTTGCTTTCTTGTTCTGTTCCACAATGCGAGAACTTAAACGGACGGAGTGTATGACTGAAGGAGAAAAAGTGGTCACAAAGCAAACTGATTGT